CTGTGGTGTGAAAGTGCACCGGAACAGTGCATTTGCTACCGACCAGAAAAGCAAAAAAGAACCAGCGGACGAATCCACGATGCAGTAGAATTATTCAGCAAAGCAAATTGCGACCCAGAAAATAGGTTGGAAGAAGGCTTGCCGAATAGGTTCGGCTGGTAGACCCTAAACCGCCCCGGTCAGAAACTATCTGGCCGGGGCATAAGGAAACCAACAAAGAAAGGAACCATCTTCCACCATGAAACAGGAAGAAACTAGGAGAGTAGTCTTCTCAGACGGAGAGTCAGAAAACTACACAATTTGGCAACCAGACTCAGGTTGCGAACGCTGTCTAGATGAAGCGATGGGAAATATCAGTTGGCTCGTCGAGCGAGCAGAATTTCACATTCGCTTCTTAGCCAGCATGAAATCACAAGAAGAAATCGACCGTGCGTTCTACCGCCATTGGCGCAAAGTCCACATGGAAGGAGATTTCACTCGTGTAAATGGCTGGTATCGTCCCAAAACCAACCCGCTAGATTGGGACTGGACAAATCTCTGATGGGAACCCCCCATCGTGAATAGTAAAGGAAGGAAGTGATGTCATCATGACGCCTATATAGTTAAGCGTTAGAAACGCAATCCGTTAAGGCTGGGGTGGTCACCTGGAATAAAATCTAGGTGACCACTCCCCCTTTTTTGCTTCCAAAATACTAAATTCGTCAAATCAACTTTGTTATGTAAAGCTCTCGAAAGTTTGACAAATCGGCCACCCTTCGGGTGACCTCACCCCCGCGCAGATGAGTTATGAACCACATAAAAAAATCAATGAAAAAATTTCTATGGAAAAAAATCAGCGCCGCGCAGATTAGTTATGAACCACGCTAAATGTCACAAGCAATTTTTGAAAGGGCACACCCAGGCAGAGTGAAAGGAAGGAAAGCCTCTACCTGGGTGTCCCAGTGGTTTTAGTATAGCAGGTTTCTCTAACGTCGAACCGCACGCGTCTCAAAAAAGTTTTTGAGTTCTGGACGCTCCATAAGGAGACGCGCATAAAAGGGAGCGTAGTTGTTGTTGAGTTTGAAACCACTCATATCGGTGGTGCGTAGGGCGTGAAGCCAGCGCAACTGCTCGAACAACATTTTGATACCAATACGCCTGTGACCAACGGCACGCAGTTCCAGCGACAACTCCAACAGTTTGTTGTACACGTCGGGGTTGTTCTTGTGAAACCTGTTGAACCTGCCCTCAGGGGACTGGTCGATCAGTTCAATTAATGATTGCTGCATTTCCTCCATTAGTTGCTACCCAAAAGAGAAAACAACAATGGGGAAACTTCGTTGAGGTCCAGGTCCCTGTAAATGTCTTCCGGCGCTTCTTCTTCCTCATCTTCCCAGTAGTACTGGTCGGGGCAGAACTCGACATTGTATTTACCGTTGTGGGACCGCGCCGAAATACGCCACGGCTCGTCCTCGTTTTCTAGCCAAAGAGAAAATTCAATTCCGGAATTGCCTAGGTAAGTAAAAATTTCGCTGACGAAACTGATTGACCAGTCCGACAAAATTTCTGCCGTGAAATTCCAATGCGCCTTTGCGCCTGCTTGAATTGTCGAATCACAGGTGAAATTATCGTATCCATCCACCAACGCCCTTTTTGCTTCGCTTGAAGAAGCAAAAAAAGAAAACACGCGACTCACTTCAAGAGGTGTTGCCTTAAGGCTCAAAGAAAAGAAATCCTTACGTTGGTACTTCCTGATGTTGATAACCTCGTTCATTAGTTGACGCCTCCCTTAATTGCCAAGTCCACAATCATTGCGTTCTTGCTGACCTCGAGAATGACGAAGTCCTCTCCCGACATGTCGGTGGTGGGCACTTCGTTCACGCCCACGTAGAAAAAGATTTGCTCGTCCAAAAACGACGGAACTAAGTCATAGTAGAAATCCTCAGTCGGGGAGGCAATGAGGTAATCGCGCACCTCGTCGGGCTTGTCCTTGAACTGTACACTCGCAGTGTATAACTTGAGTTGCTTCATTTTCCTGTTACCTTTCTGTTGTCATGTTGTTATGACATTGTCTACATTAGCAGGTGCAGACAAGTCACGCAACATTTTCTGTAAAAAAAAAATTACCTGTGTTTAACGTGGTTTTCTACCACCATTAGGACTTCTTCCGGAACTTTTCCCACACCCTGAATAATGGTTGTGTGGTTCCTGTTGGCATGATACCCAATCTCTGGGTATGACCATCCACCAAATCGGCGGAGGCACGCCCAGTACAAATGACGCGCCTTTGCCAGGTTGCCCCATCGGTGGTCGCTGAAAATGTCGTCGACGCTAACGCCTGTCAGATCGGACACGGCGTTCAGGTAGGTGCTGTTGTCAAAGTCCGGCTTGGCTCCACCGAGCCACTGCTCCAATGCGTTCTTACTATTGCTCATTTGATTTGTTCTTTCTGTACTTGGCAACTCTTACCTTAACGTTCATATTATACGCGTCAATACATGGTTGGCAAAACTCGTGCGTTGCGTCCTTCTTCTTCTGTCGACGATGCCACGCCCAGCCCCTCTCGGTGCCATGCTCCACTACTTTTCGTGATGGTGGCTCGTACCCAAGTGATACCGCGACAACTCGCAATTCGTCGTACTCAAGCCCTGCCCACACCCCCCACGCTTCTTTGTTTTCCAAAGCCTCGATAAGGCAGTCGCGTTTAATTGGGCAGTCTTCGCAGATTTCTTTAGCCTTCTTGATGTTGGCCGGTACTTCCGAAAAGAATAAATCGGTTGCGCCTACGCATAGAGCTCTAGACCAATCGACCATGGGTCGTCTCCTAACTAAGGCCACCCATTTAAAAACCCCCTGCCAGATTGTTGCAACCTGGCAGGGGGCACTTCTTACAGAACCTTAAAAGGCTTCTTCCTGACGGAAGTTTGAGCCGCCCTCCGAAGGCTTCTGGTTCTTGCTGATGGACACGCTAGCCCAGCGAAGGTCGGGACCAACGCTGTCCGCCTTAAGGATGACGGCTGAACGCTTCTTGCCCTCGACCTCGAAGCGGTCTTGCTTCAAGGTGCCTGACGCAATGACGCGGTCGCCCTTGCGAAGCGAGCCTGCCACGTTCTCTGCCAGTGAGCCCCACGCTTCGCAGTCGAAGAACGAAACGTACTCTTCGTCGCCACGCTTCGAGTTCACCGCGACGGAAAAGGACGCCACTGCGTTTCCATTTCCGACGAACTTTAACTCTGGGTCTCGGGTCAGCTGACCCGTGATGTTGGTTGAATTACTTGCCATGATGTCTCCTGTATGAGTTGGTACTGCTATTTACATCTTACACGGTCAAAGCCCGCGAATCAATGACACCCATTGTTCTAGGGTCATGACCACGTAAGAGTCCTTAATTGACCGCATACGGCGCTTGACTACTGCCACTCCGTACTTGGTTTTGGCGTGCCCCTGCTCAACGAGAGCCTCGTCGATAAAGGACGCCAGATCAATCTTCTTCTGGTTTTTGCATTCCAGGGTGAATCCAGGAACGCCAACGATGTCGCCCTTATCCTGCTGGACCCCTGCTCCGTACCGTCTATCCGCTTCCGGAAAACCATTCTCCTGAAGGTAGTCGGCCACCTTGCGCTCAAACTCCGAGCCGATGCGCTTCTCCCTGCTTGTCATAGTGGAGAAACCTCAACCGACTTGAGCAATCGAATCCGTTGCCTCGCCGTAGTGTTCGCACGCCAGCCAACCTGGTCCTCTTCTTTGAGCGCGTCGTCCAGACACTCAGTTAGCACTGGACACGAATTGCACACAGCGGTCAGCGTATCTCGCAACCGCTTGCTTGTAATGTCGTGACCAAAAAACAGGTTCGTATCCATGCCCTTACAGGCCGCTTCTTCCCACCATGCCCTAGCCATTACTTGCCCCTTAAAGCTTCACGCAATAACGATGACGGCACAGGTGCCATCTCCGCTTGCTCCTTCTGGCGCCGCTCATCCACTTCCCTCATCGAATCGATAATGGATTGCCGATGAGCGGCTGCATCGAACTCTAGCACAGGGTTCGGAATGCGCACAACTCCGCGACGCTCACGCTGAGACGCCATGGTGTCGAAGTGCTTGCGCAATTTGGTGGTGCTCAGAATTACCGAGTGCCAGAACTCATCTGCCTGGCACCAGTCAATCATTTGGGCGACTTCTTCTTCTGTCTTTTTATCAATGCGTAGAAGTTTTTCAATTGATGCGTACGACGTGACGTTCAGGGCGCACGGCTTCTTTGAGTTCTCCCTCATGCGCGTGTGCAATTGTTCCGTCAGTCGAATTGCCGATTGCCACGTCGGCGTGTCGTACTTGTCGCCTTCTTGTTCCTTGAGCAAATCAATCTTTGCCACTACCTGTTCGCGCGTTAGCGCCCCATCCCCAATAAGGAGACACAGCACCCTCTTGTAATCCGGCTCCATTACTGACCGTCCACAAGACAGACGCCAATGATGGCGTACACGGCCATGTCGAGGAACGAATCCCTAAGTGATTCATTCTTGAGCGTCGAACCACAAGCCGCTGCCTGGATCCGGCGCATTTTGTCGTTCATGCGGACAGCGCAACCAACCCAAGCTGGGATGTCAAAGTCTTCGCTCGCCCTGATATTGGCAAACGGATCATGCTCCCTGCCGTAATCTGATTGCTTCATCTCATGAAGAGATTGAATTTCTCTAACGACGTTTTCAAACGCGCTAAGTGATTTGTTTACCATGGGTCACATGTACCTTTCTGGTCGGGCACATAAGACCCAACACCGTTGTTGATTTGAATATGGATTGCTACCCACACCTGCTCCTGAGGCGTGGCCTCGAACGCGTGTGGGGCAAACCTACCACCGCCATAATGGAGCCAGTTCCAAGGGGTAATACCTAGCCCCCCTTGGTAGTAGGGACCAGGGTGGGACCAGTTTTGATGCGTTTCGCACTGCGCCACCAATGCCCACTTGTTCATCGTTTCTTGTGGCACAAGCGTTGATGTAGTCGCGGTGCTTGTAGTGGTACTTAGGCTGGGAGCTGGTGCCTCCGCCTGTGCCGTGTTCATAGACATGCCCGAGCCAATTACGACTGCAAACAACGCCTTAACTAAGGTCACTCGATTCATTTCCACCCTTCCCGATGGTCCGTAGCAAGAATGCTACACGACGACGGAGCAGTCTGTTCTCCCTTTCGAGAGAACAGACCAGCCCTGTCAACACTTCGATTTCAAGCCGCTCCAGTTTCTCGTCCACTAGACACCTCCTTGACCACCACAAACTGAACACTTACGTTTTTGTTGTAAGGACAGCGATGGTACACCTCAAAGGCTTCATTGAGAACGCTGACGATCTTCTGGCACTTGGGGCACATCACCTTAATCATAAGGTTGCCAACTCTAGCATGACTTCTGCAATTTCCCTGTCGGAAAGTTCTGTCAACGCACCGAGAGAACGGCCGACAATTCCTTCGACATAAGCCTTACGCTCTCCGAGTTCCGAAAACCTACCGGCAAGCATCTCCTTAAGGTTGTCGACGGGGCTGGGCTCAACGCCACGCTGAACCTTTGCCATCTCTTGTCGCGAGGGGCGCTGACGTGAACCGTTGCGAGTAGTCGCAAAATTGAGGTTCGCGCAGGCACGCCCAATCGAGCTGGTTTCTGCATTCTCGAGGGCACTAGTTGCGTTCGGACCCGAACCACCGAATGACTCTTCTGCCAGTCCGGTAGACAATAGGACCTCACCGTCGTACAGATACGACTTCACAATGAACTGAGTCTGCTTGCCGTTCCAGCCGTCAACGTTCAGCAACTCCGTAAGGATACGACCCTCGGGGTACTTCTCGTAAAAGACATCAATGCGTTCCGCTACATCAATGTAATCATCAAGATTAAATCGTGCCATTGTTCTTGTCTCCTTCAATTGATGTGACTGTCACACCAAGAATTGCCATGACCATGCTAATGGTCTCGTAAATGTCCATCACTTTACGCATGTCGCCAGGCAGGCGTGCAAAAGTAAAGGACTTGCCCCCACTAGAAACCATGAGGACAAACGGAATGTCGCGCAATGCAACGTCATCCCCGGCCGGTTCGCGCCGGTGGGTGATTTCTACGGCTCGGCCATCGAAATCAAACGAGATGCCTTTGTACATCTCTTCTAGAGTTAATAATTCCTGATACTGATTAGTCATTGTCTGACTCCTTCTTCCGTGGTGTTGCCACCGATTCGGTAATCCTAATCGATCGCTCACCGTCTTGCTTACACACCCGCTTGAACGAACAGTAGTCACACTGCCACGCCCTTCCGGATGGGTCGAGTAACACCTTATCACCTTCGTCGTCGATGGCAACACGGTCAGGCAAGAAACCTGAATCTACAACGGAAAAGATTTCTCCCATGCGCTCAAGTTCTTCCGACGCAAGGTGTTCCCACTCGTAGCGCGGAATCCAAAACTCCGCAAGCACTCGGTTGGAGCCGGTCACTCCCATGCTAAAAGCCTTGTTCTTGGAGAGCCCCTCGAAGGTGATACTACCCATAACGATGTCCTCGATAAAGATGTCAGGGTTGCTCGTCATAATTCCGATGGCGTTCATACCTGCCTGTGCAATTGCTTTGAGCGCCGGACCATGCTCCCTGCCCTGAGTAGAGCGAGTACGGTTCCATCCCACCTGTTTGTCGAATGAGTAGGTACCCATGGTCTTCAGCTCGAAGAGGACGTGGGTGCCGGAAGAAGTGATGTTGGAATACTCGCCAATCTCCGACACCGGAATGAGCGCGTCACAAGAACCGGAAACAAATCCTCCGACCTGTGATGGGAACTCGAACTGGGCCCCAGGAAAGCGGCGAGAGATAGCGTCTTGCAACGCCTCGTGAACAATGGTCCCGATTCCAGTAACCCATGCGCCTGCGTGGTCCATGGGGTCTGATGGCTCGGCTTCAAAAGCCGCGTAACCTTGCTGTCTTCCGCAACTGTGTGACGATGAGTACCGCAAAGCCGTACCCATAGCCGTCGGTTTTGGTGTCGCGCTCTTGACGAGCAGCTCGTCGACAAGTGCGTTAGTAATAATTGCATTAGCAATTTGCATGTGTTGCCTTTCTGTGTTGTAATAATTTTTTGGACATTTGTTTAACGTGATAGCCAAATCCCTGCCACGCCAATCAATACTGAAAACGTAATTACTGCCCAAAACTCAATCATTGTTCATCCATATTAATCGATAATAGTAACAAGGACAAGATCAAAATAAACGCGTTCTTCATGCTTCACCCCAAGCCTCTAGGAGTGCATCGTAAGCGTCCAATACTCGGATTACGTCGCAGGGCCACGGGGCCGGTTGAGCCAGAGCCGACATCCCCGCCATGCCTTCGGTATTAGGCATGACGTTAACGCAGGTGGAACAGTAGACGTTCTTGACGTTCTTGTGCTTTTCCCGTAGTCCATCTCGTTCTTGCTGGTTCATAGTTTCTCTCCACATTTAGGGCAGTAGGCGTACTGCCAGAGGCGACCGTTGTAGGGAGTTCCGAACTCGTCTGTGTGGTCGCATTCTGGTTTTTGCTGGTTCATAGTTTTTCCTTGTTTCCTCTCCTTTAATAACGCCTCGAGTGTTTCTAATAGTTTTCGGGCAAAATGATAACTGTGGTGTAAATGACGTTCATCGTCACAGGTTGTTTTGCCGTCTCGTTCTTGCTGGTTCATAGGTAGTCACTCACGTTAAGACTAATCCACCCACGGTGCTCCCCACATCGAAGGCAGTCAAGTCCGTTGTCGAGGGCAAGGCCGTGTACCCAGTGGTGGTCGAGCAGTCGGCAGGTCAGCCGGTTGAATAGACGCTTCATAGCTCTCCTTAAATGCAAGGCGCACCACCGGAGTTTATACCCCAGTGGTGCGCTTACGCAACAAAACTCTTTGCTATTGGTCACCCAAGCGAAGCAGACCGATACGACAAGCGTCGACAAGATCAGACACTGAGGCGCTCAGCTGACCGTCATCACCGGCCCAACCAAATTCGTATTCGTCAGATTCGGTAGCCCAGAAGTTTGCCGTGCTCACCGCGACGTCAATAGTAATCTTCTCTTCCGGCAATGGGCACGAGCACTTCTCTTCCCACTGCAACAACTCCGTGTTGAGGAAATCCAACTCACTAAGAAAAGTGTCAACCTTGTCTTTTAACATTACATTTTCTTCTTCAAGAAGATAGACTTTGACGCTTTCTTTTGCGGTAGCAGCGACCAAAGTATTAATCAGCTTTGCCGCTTGCTTCTTGCTAATTCTTTTTCCGTTTAACTTCATTTCATCTCCTAATGGATTGTCTTGTACTTCTTTGCCATGAACTTCGAAAGAGGTACTCCCTCGTAGCGCCGACATAGATAGTCTAGCGATACGAACATCGGGTCGTACGAACCCTCTCTTACTTCATGGCATACGACAATACCACGCCAGTGCGCGTTACCTTGGTAACCCTTGTAATCCTCGTCGTGAAGGTAGCAAGCGCCGGCCACAAGACCGTGCTGGCTTTCCCCCTGGACGAACCGGATGGCATAGTCGAGTGTTTGCTGGTGCCCCATTGTAAACGAGTGTCCCAGGGACTTTAGGCGGGCTAGTGCAGAACCACCGAGGGGCTTGCCCGTCATGTTGTTCTGAAAGTAATGAGCGTAGATAATGCCGTCTAGGTTGACGGGCTTAAGAAAAGGGTGGACCTGCCAGCCAAGTTCGGCGTAGTTCAGGTCGTTGACGGAGATTACTCCTTCGAGTTGCGCGTCCATTTCGACCGCCCGCGAAATACGGTCCTCATGATTTCCAAGAAGTAGATGTCTCTCCGGGTTCCAAGGGCCGTGCTTTGCTCGGCGTCGCGCTCCATTGAGTTCCAAAAGCGGGCGATTAAGGATAAGAAACGCTTCATTGGCAGACTCTTTATCTGTGGTATAGCGGCGGCCTTCCATTGACTTCTTGCCCTTGTCATACGAGGACAGCGAAGGCATATCGGCATGGTCGCCTAGGTGGATAATCTTTACTGGCTTGTCCCTGAACTCATCAACAATATATTGACCAATCCAACGCAAATGATCCGTTGGTACGCCAGCTTTTGCCTGCGTGTCCGGAATAACGATGTGTGCCATAGCCGACATGTAGCCTCCTTAGAGTTACAACACTGTAACCCTAGCATGCTTAGCCGTGTCGCGCTACACCCAACTCGCGATTTCCGCAGGTACTACAGTGTACAGGTCGGTAACGTCTAGCATTTTGGGGAACCCCCCAAACCACAAGGCGCCCGCTACCAGACCGGAGCAAATCCAGGTACCGTTTTTACGCAGACAAATGGACTCTGGAAGAAACAGGTCAAGGGCAACGGATAGGATGGACAGATAGCCGTACTTGGCCCCGGTCTGGATAAGCAGGAATTCCATAAAGAGTTTCCTGTTAACGCTGTCTGGTAGGGGGCGAATTTCGTACACCCCACCAGGTGCAATAGTGGACAGCCTATCGTCACTGCGTACTCCGTGCGCGTCGGCCTGGATGACGGTCCAGTCTCCATCTGGCAACTGCTCATGGAGCACCGCCACGTGGTTCCATTTGTGCTCTTCCCCAACGTTGCGGAGACGACGCTGAGCCCAGCGAATACCCGATCCGATCAGGCCCTTTGAGTGGCAGAAGATTAGGTCACCGCTATTCATCGTTGCCCTCCAGAACCTCCACTCTTGCCTCCAGTTCCGCCAGCTCGGTGTCCTGGCGCAGATCAATTGGGTCTTCAATTTGCTCGTGCCCGTGGCGAGTAGCCAGGTAAGTCGACAGGTAAGCGGAGGCAAGGCACAGCACCACAAGAAGGGGCGTGAAGTTATCCACAGCCGTCTTGATGACCCAGATGTTTGAAATCCAGTAGGCCACCTCAGCTAAGCCAGCAACTACCGGACGGCCGCGAGCTTCGGCCTGGACCATAATGACAGAAAACACGTTGGCAATAGCGAGGGCTAGAGAAGCGATTAAAGCAGTAAGCATTTACTTAAGTCCGATCACTTTGCTAATCTTTTCCAGGTGGCTTTCGATGGCATACAGTCGCTGGTTTGAGTCCAGGTCGACGGCCAGGTCATCCTTAGAATGCTGGAAATCTCTTCGCCCGTAGTCACGGACTTCCTTCATGACTTCGTGTAACTCTCGTAAAATGGCCGCATCGCGGCGCGTTTGTGAGAATTGAGCCATACCAATGGTCAGCTCAACCACAACGGCGAACGCCGAGGCTGACAGGTTCCACCACAGTAGAATGTTGGGCCCGCCGATAATCCAGCACACCACCGTGCCAAGAACAAAGACAAAAAATACAGTCCAGCGACGGATGAACCCCTGAGCCTTGATTGTGGCGTATTCGGGCAGTGTTACTGCGTCCCCTGTTACGGGGTCGATGTGCTTGGACATTATTCGAACTCGGCTAAGTGGTCGGAGATAAGGGCGCGGAGCTCGGCAATCTCGGACCGGTTCTCCTTGCGGTCCTTCTTCTGGCGACGCTCAATGCGGTCGATGGCGTCTCTCATGGAAGAGCCATGGTTGGGCTTCAGCTCAGAGGTGAACTTACGCCACGCCCAAATACCCACTGGCAACACAACGACAGAGGCAATCTGGCAGACGTTGGCAACTGTACTCAGGTCCATTATTTGGCCTTTGCCTTTACATCTCGTGGGCGGGTGGGGAAGCGTAGGTAAGTGACTGGAGTGCGGGTGTCGGCCGGGTAGCCCTTGGCCGGGCCCTTGGGCTTACCGCACCAGACGTACGAAGGGTCGCCGTCCTGGCCCTGACTTAGAGTAAGTACATCACCGTTTGTGAAAACTTTCACAACTAGAGCGGTGTGGTCATTAGCCCCATAGCACACAACGTCACCGGCCACTAGCGCCTGGCGGCTAATGTGAAGCCCGCGGGCGATCAATGTGGCCACGTCAGTGCGCCCGTTGAAATCAAAACCTGCTGGGTCATTGGCGCCGGCCAGGTAGAAGCACATACCAACAAAGCCGGAGCAGTCAATGAAGAGTGGGAACTTGGGCGGATCGCTATACGGCACAGGGCGTAGCTGTTTGTAGTGGATGTTGTGCTTGGCCTCGTACAGGTCGACGCCTGCCTGGACTACATCGTGGCGTAAGTCTGTCATATCTCTCCTAACCAAGACCAATCGCAGTGATGGTCGCGCTGTACACGGTGCCGGCGGAACCAGGAAAGTTGACCTGGCCGTTGAACGTGTACGACTGGTACTGGTTCAAACCGCTTACAACCGTGGCATTGCTAATTGTACCGTTCATTCCGGTGGTGAAAACGTAACCGATAGCAGACGAGTACGCCGTAGTGCCTTGGTAGAATCTGGTGTTAATAGTCCTCGATGAGGCGTCGTTGTTTTTTACAAAGAAGACAGCCTGTAGCAAATAGCTAGAAGAACCAGATACCGTAACGGATAGTCCGGATGGGGTTTGGTACGATCCGGCGGTCACGCCGGTAACGTTAGACACCGCGGCCGCCCACGCCTGGTTGGACACGGTTGAACTAAGGGCCTTGCCCCATTTAACTGTGTTGCCATTCCCGACCGAAACCAGTGGCAGGCCGGACCGATTAGTGGGTGGAATCGGTGGGGTGTTCATTACGACGTGACCACCGGTGTGTACGTGTACTTGTCCACCGTTTTAAAGGTAACGACACAGTCGCCCTCAAAGCCGTTTTCGTAATTGTCACGTCGCTTGTGTGGGAGCCAGTCAATGGACAGAACAATTGCTGACACTGATAGCGGGCCTTCTTGGTACGTCACTACAGATTGCTTCTGGCGTAGGTTCTCTAGCCATGTAAAGTTGTCGTACGGGTCAACATAAGTTTCCGAACCGTCCACAACCGCAACGCTAAACAATTGGAACACGGCCATGATGTCTGTGCCCTGCACCACGGTTGGCCAACTCTTTAGTGTCCACCTGTGCAATACGGGTGATTGCGTCCTAGTACCGTCGGGGTAAATTAAGACTTTCACCTGAAACTCGTTACCACGTGTCGGGGCGATACTGGTCTCGCTGAGCCCGTTAACTGCCACCATCGACGACGGACTCGTGATGGTAGCTGGGACGGTGGCGTAAGCACCAAATGTCATGGAACCGCTTGCCGGCGCTGGCACCGAGACGGTAATGGTTTGAGCAGATGTGTTGATCGATGTGATGTACGCCAGCTGCGGAAGCGTACCAAGGTTATTGACGTCGATCAAAAGCATTCCTACAGACAGCTTGTCAATGTGTGTCACATTAGTTACTGTAGAGCTGGAGGAAGTAAACACCCCTGAGTACGCAGGCATGTCCGGGTTGTTGTTTACATAGGCAATAATTCCACCACCGTTCGAGGGGGTGGCCATTCCAATGTCAAACGATAAAGCAACTTTTTCTTCAGGTAGCCCGTAATCAAACAGCGGCGAGTTGATGGTACCGT